GGCAGATTCAGACCATTTAAACACCAGATTGCAACAGCGGCAGCGTTGACAATCCACCGTAAGATGTGCGTGTTTAATCAAATCGGCACGGGTAAAACCAAGGCAATGCTGTGGGCTGCTGACTATTTGATGAAACTCAAACTTGTTAAGAAGGTTTTAATATTATCGCCGCTATCTACATTAGAGCGCGTGTGGGGGGATGAGATATACCAAACGTTCACGGACCGAAAGTTCGTGGTGCTACATGGCACAGCTGATAAGCGCAAAAAATTGCTGAACTCGCATGCTGATTATTACATCATTAATCACGACGGGTTTTCGATAATAGCTGACCATGCGATTGGGATGTTCGACCTAATCATTGTGGATGAGGCAGCAGTTTACCGCAACCCATCGAGTGCTAGGTTCAAAGTGTTTCGCAAGTTTATGACTGTTAACCCACAGGCTAGACTGTGGTTAGCCACGGGGACGCCAACACCTAACGAACCCACGGACGCGTGGACGCTGGCTAAACTTATCGACTCGCCGCATATACCAAAATCATACACTGCGTTCAAGGACCAAGTGATGATGCGCGTCGGGAACTGGAAGTGGATACCCCGACCAGAGGCGGGTGATATTGTCAAACATGTTTTACAACCAGCGGTTAGGTTCACGCGGGATGAATGTTTGGACCTGCCCCCGACGTTGATACAAACAAGGCAGGTTGAACTAACACCAGACCAGAAGCTGCACTACAAGCAAATGCTGCGGCAGCTATCCACTGAAGTGGCGGGCAGTACACTCACTGCTGTTAACGAAGGGGTCAAAGTACAGAAGTTAGTGCAGATATTGTGTGGTGTGGCGTATGACAAATGTAAAAATTATGTTGAGATTGATGCATCCCCTAGGGTGAATTTAGTCAAAGATATTATTGACGAGGCAGGCGAAAAGGTTATTGTTTTTTTACCACTCACTGGGGCGTTGCGCATGCTAGAAAAAGCATTGATGTCCCACACGTCGGTAGCAGTGGTCAACGGCGAGACCAGTGCAGGTAAGCGCAACGAGATATTTAACATGTTCCAGAATGAGGAACATCCACGCGTACTTATCGCGCATCCGAAAACAATGGCGCATGGTTTGACCTTGACATCAGCGTCAACTATAATTTGGTACGGCCCTATCAACAGCGCCGAGGATTACGAACAAGCAAACGGGAGGATAACACGACAATCTCAGACTAACATCACGAACATCATACACATAGCGGGCACAGACCTAGAGCGTAAGATGTACGATAGACTAGCGGGTAAACAGAAAATGCAGGGTTTGCTGCTGGACTTAATCCAACAAGAAATTAACAAACGTTGAGGGTACAAAATGAGCGTCGATATAGGACAGGTCATAAAACTTTATGTGGCCACGAAAGAAAAAATATCTATACTGCAAGGCAGTATCAAAGAACAGCTTGCCGAGTACGAGAAGCAGTTAGACGTCATTGAGATTTTTCTGAAGAAACAGCTAAACGAACAGCAGCTTACGTCATTTAAGTCTGATTATGGCACAGTGTCTTTAAAGAACACCCCGTACGCGAACGTTCAGAACTTTGATGAGTTCTGGCAGTTTGTGCGAGATAACGACTTACAACACTTCGTCCATAAAAAAGTCATAATGACATCCGTTAAAGACTATATTGAGGAAAACCAAAAGGTGCCGCCCGGTATAGAGTATGGTAGTTTAGTTAAGCTAAGCTACACAAGCCCGAGTGCTAAAAGCAGAGCACTTAAAAACATTTCCGAACCATCTGACGAATAAACTAAGGAGCTAGTCATGTCAAATCAATTAAGCCTACTCAACGTACAAGTACCCGCACACATTGCTGCACGCATTGGTGTTCAATCCGAGCTATCCCTGTCACTGGCAGGCGGTTTAAGTACGTCGGTACCGCGCATTTCAATTAAGGGTTCCCGCTTCCGAATCGTTGAAGGTGGTACAGAACAAATCATCGACTCACTGACGTTAGCAACGGTCATCGTCGGCGCTAATCGCGCCATCTCTAAAGAATTTTACAAAGTCAAATGGACGCCAGAATCTCCGCCGACAGCACCTGATTGCTGGTCGTTAGATGGTGAGTCCCCCGCAGCCGAAGTGGCAGAGCCTGTAAACAACTTGTGCGCCACCTGCCCCAAAAATGCGTGGGGCTCGGAGATGAACCAACAAAACGAACCAATCAAAGCCTGTAAAGATAGTAAACGACTGGCTGTAGTATCCGCCGATGATGTGGGCGGGCAAGTGTACCTACTCGAAGTAACCCCGGCGGCGCTTAAAGGTTTGAACGCTTACCAGAAAACATTAGCGCAGCGTGGTATCCCACCGGAAGTGGTTATCACAAACGTTTCGTTTGACCCTGATGCCCACTTTCCAAAATTACAATTTAATTTCGGAGGGTTCCTGACAGCAGACCAGCAACAAGTAGTGGATGGGCTATTCGGTTCGGACGAAGTGTTGGAAATTACCGGTAGTAAGAAGGTAATCCCGATTAACGCCATACCTCAACAAGCCGTACCACAGCCAGTGGCCCAGCCAGTGCAACAAGTTGCGCAGAAACCAGCGGCCCCGCCCGTGCAGCAAGTTGTACCTCAGCCAGAGCCTCAGCCAGAGCCTGCTAAGAAACGAGGTTTCGGCGCTAAAGCAGCCGCGCAACCAGTGGCCCAGCCAGTGCAACAGGTCGTAGCTCAGCCGGTACAACAGCCTGTGGCTCAGCCAACGGCGCAGGTAGTCCCTGCCAGCGATGACATGACTAGTTTATTCAATCAAATCGCTAACATGATTGGTGACCAAAATGCCGACGACGCCTGAGCAATTCGAGCCAGTGGAAAAGCTGCGTAAGCGGTTGCTTATATCAAAGAGTCAAATGGCTGAATTGCTTAACGTATCAAGGCAGACTTACCACGCATGGCACACTGGTAAGTACTCCCCCACCCGTAGGGGTAACCACGATAAGTTAATCATCGAAGCAGCTAGGCGTATGATGGCGGTCATTAAGAAGTACGATTGGCCGACACCCAACGCTATGGCTGCGCAGTCTGATGCGCGATATGAGATGCTGAAAAAACTGCTCGAATCTGTATAATTAAAAAATCGCAGCGCTTGGTCGGGCGCTGCGTAATCAGGAGCAAGAATGAACACGCTAGAATTTCTCAAGCGCGTACTGCCGTCGCCGCCATCTTTGTATTTCACAGCGAGTATTAAATCGGGCACAGACACCCCGTTTAAACATACTTACTTTCGAGATTTAGATGCGATGAGCAAGGCATTACGTCGCATGTCTGACTCTGGACTAGACGCTTACTACGCTATTTCCGCGTATAACGATTGTGATGCCGGACGTACACAAGCTAATGTTTCATGTACAAAAGTTATCGCGATAGACGTGGACTGTGGACCATCCAAGCCATACACAGATTGGAAATCTGGGCTTCAGGCGCTTGGTGATTTCTTAGCAGCATCTAAGTTACCAGCGCCCATGGTAGTCGGGAGCGGTGGCGGGCTGCATGTGTACTGGGTGCTGACACAACCACAGTTACCCACGCAGTGGAAGCCCGTAGCGGATGCAGTTAAAGAAGTTGCTAAAGCACATGGGTTTAGTATAGACCGGGCTATCACGGGCGACAACGCTAGGATATTAAGACCCGTAGGCACAATAAACCACAAACATAATAAAGAAGTTAAGCTGCTGATAGACTCGCCAGATGTGGACTTTGGCGTATTGTCAGCAGCAGTATCTGCATATACCACCAAAGTAATACCCATAATGCCTGCACACTTGCAGCATCGAGACACCGGACTATCCGATTCGCTTAAGGTACGTAACGATTCACCACCTGCTGTCGCAGCAGTCGTGGCTGTTAAATGCCAGCAAGTACAGTGGTGTACCCGCCAACCCGCCGACGTACCTGAGCCGATTTGGTACTCGGTTATGGGTATTGCGGCTTACTGCGAAAACCCTGAAGAGACAGCGATGGAGTGGTCAAAGGGCCACCCACAATTCAGCGAAGCTGGAACGCTTAAGAAGTTAAACCAGTGGCGCAGCACTACAACCGGGCCGACCACATGCGCACGCTTAGAAGACCTGCATCCTGAAGGATGTAAGGGGTGTAAGTACAAAGACAAAGTAGGTACCCCGATAAGGCTTGGCGTACAGTACGCCGAAGTACCACCGGCTGCTGATGCCCCGGCGAATGCTGCGAATTACGTAACGATACCTAAACCATTCAAACGCACAGCCGATGGCATTAAGCTAACTATTGATGAGTCCGATATTGACGTATGCAAGTTCGACATATACCCAGTCAGCTATGGTCGAGACGATAGCCTAGGGTATGAAACAGTTCGGTACATGTGGCATCGCAAGCATACTGGTTGGACTGAGCTGACTATGCGGCAAGCGCTGCTAACAGACAAACACCGCGATTTCCCCACGGCTATTGCCGACCAAGGTATCGTGTTGCAAAACAAAGCACAAACGGAGTTGTTTCAAACTATGTTAAGAGCCTATATGGAAGAGCTACGCCAAATGCGGGCGATGACTAACCTCTACAATTCGATGGGCTGGAAGGAAAACAACACCCAGTTTATTCTCGGGGATGCGCTGATTCGGAAGAGTACGGATGGCGTTACAAAGATTGAACAGCTTAATATGGCGTCACTGACAGCCCGCCTCGGACAAGAGTTGTACACAACAGCAGGCACGCTTCAGGACTGGGTAGCATTCAGCAAGATATTAGATGTGGCTGATTTGCGAGGGCACATGTTTGCACTAGCAGTGGGCTTTAGCGGGCCACTCTATGCATTCACTGGGCTTAAAGGTTTGACGATATCACTGTACGGTGCCACTGGTGGCGGTAAATCACTGGCGCAGATGTGGATACAGTCTATCTACGGCAACCCTGAAAAGCTGCATTTCTCAGCTAAGTTCACACAGAATGCTTTGTTCGGCAGGATGGGGCTTTACTCTCACATGCCCATGACGATTGATGAAGTTACCCTCATGGACGATAAAGAAGTGGGTGACTTTGCTTACTGGGTATCGCAGGGGCGGGATAAAGCCCGCCTGAGCAGGACAACTGAAGAACGCGAAGCAAAGACATGGGCCATGCCCGTTATTGTGAGTACGAACAAATCACTAAACTCTAAGTTGATTTCGTCGGGACTAGACACTGATGCACAGATGGCTCGGATACTTGAGGTTAGTATGCCACCATGCCGGATATTCACAGCAGACAGCACAGCCGGTCGTAAAATATACGAGTTCATCAACGATAACCACGGGATAGTAGGCCGCGAATTTTTAAAACGGCTAGTCGAACTTGGCCCCCAAGGTATTAAGGCAGCCATCGCTGAAGCTACCGACACGTTCAGCCTACGGTACAAAGCAGACTTCTCTGGACCGGAGCGGTACTGGCAGCAAGCTATTATCTTAGCAGACTTGGCCGGGTCATTGGCTAAGCAGTGGGGCCTAATTAATTTCGACTACACATTAGGCATTGAGTGGGTGCTGAGTCAGATAGGTGCGATTAGGCGGGCGGTCACTGAGTTTAAAATGGATGCTTATGACCTTCTGTCTGAATACTTTAACGAAACAGCAGACGCGCAGATTGTGGTATTCCACACAGGTACAGCCAAACCAGTTATGGATTTCAACCGGATGCCCCGCAAAGACCTGCGAGTTCGGTTCGACTTCTACCGTCGCACTAACATAGACCCTATATCTACAGGCACTGTGCTGCTGGATAGAACCCACTTGCGTCGATGGTTGTCAAACAAAGGCGCTGACTATAAGATGTTCATACAGACATTTGAAAGCGACAACATCATATGCACACCGAAGTCTACCAAGGCATACTTGGCCAAGGACACCCCCATTAAACTGGGCCAAAGCTATGTAGTCGGCATTAACCTCAACCACCCCAGACTACATGGTCTAATAACTGATGCTGACGAGTCACTAGATAACATGCTGCTGGGGCAGATTAAATCGGTTAATCGTTGAGCCCGTATATATCGGCTATCTGCTCCGTCACGGGGCGGATACTTTTTGACGTGGACTTTAAATATCTCTCGCTCGCAGGTTTTAGTGCTTCCCTGTATGCTCGGTTAGCATTCATTTGGAAGTTCGGGATTTCCAAACCAGACCCTTTAGCTGCATCATTCCACTCGCGTACCATACGAACAACTTCTTGGGCTTGTGCATCATCCCCGTTGACCTTGGCTTTGACATACATACCACGATAAATTCCAGACACCTCTTTCTGGTAGTCACCAATCCGCTTGGACAATCTCACAATATCATTCTGTGCCGTGGCTGAGGATGGGTAGAACCCAAGGGACCGTGCGAATAGGGTCCCCATATGCAAATCCTCAGAGACGACGTACCCTTTCTGACTGACGATTGCTCCCGCGTTATCGTAGGCATACATGTCACCAAGTATCCTTAAGAAAGCCACTGGGGATTCCCTCGCTATCTTGTTGAGACTGGTAACATCCTCTTTAAGTCCAACCGTTTCTAATGCGTATTTAATACTGTCGCCGCCCATAGCTATCGCACCCTGCATGAATGATGCGATAGGTCCTGCGATTTCAATGAGCTCTCTACCCACATCCGCGCCAGCTAATCCGATACCAGTGCCCGGTATGATGTTGGACAACGATACACGGTCAGCCACGTTGGCAGGTGTGAATGTGTTTAAAATACCGCGCATCATTACCGGCGTTAGTCCGGGGGCAAAGTCATTAAGCGCTTGCGCCAGTGTTACCTCTACGCTCCCTTTCCAAACTTTGCTTGGACCTAACCCTAACGCTTGCGCGATGGTGTCGATGATGTCCATCAAGTCCTCAGCAAACGGCATACCTTTCAACCCTGAGAACATCCCCAGTACCCCGAGAGCCAGCAGCATATCTTTGCGTGGCAATGCATTCAGCATCTGGATAGAGTTAATCGGGAACATCTTAAACATAAAAATGAATTGCTGGATACCACCCCTGAACATCGCAGGTCGGTTAAACATGGCGTATTCACCAAGCGTATCGTCCAGCATATTGACCGCTAGCTTATCCGCATCCTCAAATGCTGTGTCCGCGTCTTTGCCTTCTGCAATGGCTCTAGCGTAGGCCATGCGGAATGCAGCTAGTCCAGCGGCCCTGCGGGAGTGCTGCTCAGTATAGTTGAACATAGACATCCACGCTTCGCCGAAACGTTTAGTTGCGCCGGATTTAAACTTACCTCGGGCAGAACCCAATAGTGAGTTAGTTAACGCGGCTTGCATGGTACCACCGGCCACTTCTTTGCGCATGAATTCTGCTTCTACTCGACTAAAGCCACTGGCTTTCAAGGCTGCGCTGTCTTTCAATAATTTGTCCCAATACCCCACATCGCTTTGGTTGTTGTTTTTGGTATTGCCCAAGGCTTTAGCTAGTTCAATAGCAGATTGTCCCCAACCAAATCCGCCGCCAAAACCTGTCTTGTGCGAGTACGCTGAGAATGCAGGTAGCGCGTTAGTGGCTATACCGACGTAGTTCAAGATTGCCGTGGCTAATGACGCGCCCATGAATGCAAACGTTGTCGCAGTACGCACTGCCGATGCCGCTTCACCACTGGCAAAGTCGGTATAGTCAACATTCGACTGTGAGTCCATAAACGCGATTAGCCTGCGACCACGGTCTAAGTATCGGTTCCCCATCGTCTCAGAACTATTAGTCACATAAGTAAAGTGGTAGTCATCGAACTCTACCCTTGCCGCGCGTTTTGCTGCCTCGGGCATCGTGGGGTCTTTCTTAGCACGCTCCCACTCTGCCTTGCGACGTTTGTACTCAGCCTCACTGCCGTACCAAAGTTGTTTGCTTTCTGCATCAGACTCGTCGAACAGCCTATCAACTTCAGCACGGTGACGCTTACGAGCAACAGCGGATGCGGTAGCTTCAAGATGCTTAGACACATACTTAATGGTGTTGGGGTCAACACCGGGAGTGTTCGACCGCTGCAACCTACGCCGAGCGCTGGCGTTTTGTTGAGTCAACCCAACGACTAACTTGGCCCGTTCTTCTGGAGTTATCGAAACGTTGAACCGTGTGATTACACCGATGACTTCGTTCAAGTTCGCGTTCGTGGTGTTGGCACTTTCTTCTCTTGCTGTCTCGGCTTGCGCCACAAATTTAACTTTTTTGACAACATACTCAGCACCGTCGAGCACCTCCATTTCATACAACCCGTCCGACGCACTGTCGAAAATACCTTGTACTTCCTTGGACATGTTCAGCGCATCAGCTTTATTATCAACTTGCGCAAAAAACAATTTCGAACGGTACTCTTCAGAGACTTTGTATACCTGCCCAGTCTTGGGGTCTACTGCTTGTATACGCACTTGCCAGTTACCTTCGCGTCCATATGGTACATACCCACCGGCTATGGTACGTTTGGCAAATGACTCAGCACCACCCCGACTTTCTTCAGTCAACACCACGTTTGCAATGGCTTGTTGTACAGCATACTTAAGTTTGGGGTCGTTACGCTGCATCGTAGAACCAGCTTTCAACCCTTCGATACCAGCATAGATGTCATCATACTCAGCATCAGCAAAATACGATTGCATAGCTGCGTTACGGTCAGTGTCTTTGCCAAGCAGCGCAGTATTAAAGTCACGTAAGAACTCAGAGGCCCGTTGCACTGAGTCTTTGCTAAACGTGGTAGCACCAGATACAGACATGGTGGAACCTTCGTTATACATGTCCATGTACTTATTCGTTATCCTATCCAAAAATGCTTTATCGTTCTCAGATAAGTTGCGTTTAAGTAGCTGTTCAGCTTTGCGTTCCACATTTGTACGGGCTTCTCTGCCTGCGGTATAGTTAGCCAGTAACATATCAATGGCCGATTCATCCATTGTCTCCCGCACTTCGTTGTACATCACCCACTCAGGACTTTGCTCTGTAAGCGTAGGTATTCCTTCGAAGCGCATGGTTTTCTTAACTTCAGTAGACACCCCATTGACTGGTTCCATGACCGACTCTTGCCACTCGAATCCATTTTTAAAGTCGTCTAGCGTAAACCGACCTTTAGCTTTAAGTTGCTTTAGAACTTCTGGGTCTACTGTAGGCTGGTTGTCTACCAACACCACCAATTTGCCGAATGATTTAATATCCTCTTCAGAAAGCGATGCGAACTTCGCAGCGTTGGCTTCGCGTAGCATCCGTGATGTGGTATCAATCTGCGCTCGTGTCGCACCCTTGGAATACTTACCGTTCAGTACTTCAAATGCAGGGGACAACACAGTGTCCATCATAGCGTTGTACTTAGCACGCAACCTTGCCGCGTCTTTGTTTGTGTCTCTTAATATCTCGTACAGTCTACGGTATCCACGGTTTTCGCGCGAAGCGAAGTTCATGGTTTTGAGCTCACCTTTAATACGCTCCCAGACATCGCCGATGCGCACACCCGCATCCTTGGCTTGTTGAAACCAGTTACCTATATCCTGCATATCGAAACTACGCCTAGCGTAAGCCGCTGAACTGGCCACGATATTCTGGTCACTGTACACGTCACTCATTGTGGCAAAGCGTCCAGTGTTGGCAATGTCATCACCACTTTCTACTGACGCCGCCCGCTTAGCCATCTCTGCAAAATCTAAGAATGTCCCGGACACTGTGCCGTTCCTGACATACCGACGGGACTGGCTGACGAAATACCGAGCCATGTCGTCTTCAAAGGTTACGCCCAGTTTATTCAAAAAGTTTTTAACCGCATTCCAGAACTTAGCGATGATGTTGGTATCCAACGCCCCTGCAAAGTCAGCTAGGTATTCTTCGATGGCTTCATGCTTTGACATACCGCGTGCTGCCATTGACGTTTTAACAGCAGCCTGAACTTTCGGACTACTGTCGTACACACCGTCAAGCGCAGCGTTAAGCTGAGCCGGTGTCAGTAAGCTACGGAATCCGAAGTGGCCAAGTGTCTCGTGTGCCAGCACATAGTTCAACGCTTTCTCAGTCAGTATCCGGTCGCTGAACACAATGACTTCACCATCACCAAAGGAATACCCCACAGCATTCACTTTGTCAAAATCACCATTGACGCGCGCCGCCGCTGCACGCTTGTAAAGCTGAGCGTTTTTCGCTTGCAAGTCCGCTTGATTCGCATACACATGCACCTTAGGCTTAACTGATAACTTACTAACGAAACTACTGGTCAGCAACTTTGTGCGCCCAATAGGCAACGCTTGTGTTATAGGAGTTCCATCGTCTCTGAAATACCTACCGTCACCATAGTCATCATCACCATAACCCCTAACATTCCAGTCATCTAGGCTAAGCGGTGGTTCGTCCAAGTCCATATAGTACTCAGCGTCGCGGAGGTCTTTCTCAAACTGCTTGATGTCTTCTTGACTGAACTCTTCAGTGCCAACTCTAACCCTGTTCTTGACGATACCAATATACGGGTCGCCGAGTTCATCGAAATACGCAGACAACGGGTTGCCCGCTCTGTCGATGAACGATTCCCCTCCAGCAGACCTAACTTTGTCGTACATCAGTGTTAACTTATTAATGGCCTGCGCTTTCTGCTTGTTGTTAAACTCAGACGTCTTAGTGTTTAGCTCGTGGATATAATCAGCCAAACGCTTAGCGTCATTGTCTATGGTGTTCTGCGTACCAGTACCACCTTGCCCTGACACAGGGTTCTTGGCTCTGTATTTTTTAATGGTATCCACAGGCAAGTTACCTGTCCTAACCAACCCGCTTTCTAACAACTTAGTAGCGTCGTCCAGACTTAACCCACGGATGACAGTGGTTATCCTCGGAAGGAACCCTCGGTTGATAGCACGTTTAAACCAAGGCTTATACTGGCCTTTCTCAAAGCCGCGAGTGTACACGGCCTCAACACTTGGCAGCATATTGATAGAATCGATTAAGCTGTTGTCCACCTCTTGCTGGTATCGGTCACTGGCTACGATGTCCTCCATAGCTTTGCGTGCCGCTTCGATAGCCGCTTTGTTGTTGGTATCCTCAGGCATCACATAGGCATACTCGATAACTGACGAAATGGAATCCCTAAACTCTCTAGGCGTCATTGCTTCTTTCGCATCAGCCACCGACTGGTTTACTGCTTGAGCTGGTGACAACTCTACAGAGTCCGCCAACTCTTCAGCGCGCAACATGGTGGCCCTGTTACTGGCAACATCCTGTTCCCACGCTCTACGAACCCCAACGGGTAGGTCTTTGTATGACAACGCACCCTCGGGTTTCTTGTCCTCCCACTCCTCTTGGGGCGACATGGGCTGTATCGGCGCGGTAACCGTTGGTTCTACAATTGTGGGGTTTCCCTGTTCATCGAACAAAGACATCTGCGCTGCATCCGGTGCCTGCTCTGTAACTTGTTGTGGAATCTCTGGCAGTGCTCCAGCCATACCACCACGTTTTAACATCTCGCCACGACTAACTGGTGGTGCTTCTGTTCTGTTGAATAGTGGTAACTGTGCAGGCATCGCTGGGGTTTGCACTTCTCGCGCTGTCGGCAATATCTTAGGCTGCGCGTTCTGCCGCATGATGAATAGGTCTCTAGCTCCACGGCTTTCTCGTTGAAGCTGCTCAACCTCTGCCTGCTGCCTAGCTGCTAATTCTGCCTGTGCTGCGTCGTACTCACGCTGCCTGCGTATCCGCTCCTGTATAACACGCAACTGGTCAGACATCTGCGTATTTTGTACGCCTTCGTCTACAGGTGGAGGACCGCTAAACTGCAACGCTCCTTGCCGAGGGTCTACCACAGGCTCTGGTTGTATATCCTGCACTTCAGGTGTGGGTGCAGAAACCGGTTGCATCCTAGCGTTAAGTTCTTGTTCAGATATTAACCCGTCAAAAACATTGAGCACACCCTGACTACCGGGTTCTTGCGACGGTGGTATATTACCGAGTTGCCTTAGTAACTTATTCTGTACAGCCACACCTTCTGGGTTTACGTTAAACACAGACGGTCCCGCCGGAGTCAATAATTGTACAGGGCCGGGTAGCGATAACGGTACTTCTGGTGCGGGTAACCCCTCTGCTGGGGTGTATGGTAGCCTTGGTGGTTCTTCAGGCGACTGTGCCCCAAGCGGGGAATCAGGTTCAGCCACGCCGCTGCCTTTTAGCATATCTGCTGGTGCGCCGCTTTTTAAATTCGCAGCTGCACCAAATGGACCACCGATAGCAAACCCCGCAGCAAAGGAATTGATTAATCTGTCCGCAGCTTCTGGGGTATTTAAATCCTGCCCAGATAGCCCCATGACTAACGCTTCTTGCGCCGCTTCTGTACCACCTTCGAGTGTACCACCTGCACCTAAACCGATTGCGCCTCTTTTGAGTAAACTACTTTTGGCCCCACGGGCAGGCGCATTACCTAGCAACCGCCCTGCCAAAACATATTCAGGCAATGAACTCAACGCTGCGTAGGGAATCGCCCCAGCAAGTGACGTTAATCTAGCCCCAACATCATCAGCACCTACACCTTGCTCGCGCATTTCCCCATAGATGTCAGCGGCACCCGTGGCATAGTTGTTGGCATAACTGGCTGCAACAGCACCAGTAATCCCTGCCGCTTCACGCAGTAACTTAGTCTCGGCTGCATCTAAAGTTTCGCCCGCTAATTTCTTAGCGGCTGCTGCTTTAACTGCATTTTTAAATTCTGTCTTACCGACTAAGCCAGCCAATGCCGCGCCTGCCCCGGCTACAGGGCCACCAACCGCAGTACCCCCCAAGAAACCTAGAGCACCAGTGGCCACTGCTTCAATAATGTTGGGTCCTTGCTCGGCGAAGTTAGCGACAAACCACTCGACTGCATCGCGTGGAGTTTCAACATTGGTGAATCTACGCTCGAATGGTGCCGACTTGCGTAAGTCCTCTGCTTGTTGCGCAACGATATTCCCGCCAAGCTGTTCAGCACCAGCTAACTGCAACCCTCTGCCTGCCAGCATCTGCAAAGAATCAACTCCTCTGCCAAATGCTTTGCCCGCAAGTTTACCCAGCGTTGGCGACTGCACACTGTCTACCAATTGGGAATACGATTGAGGGTCTATCGGTGTCCAGTCACCATCAGTGGGCAAACCCACAGGAGGGTTTTGTAACCATGATTTAGATTCGACAAGCGACTGTGCGTCATCCTCATCGAAGGTAATACCTTGTACGTAGAATTTGCCTAGCGATTTACTATACGCGACACCAGTCGTATTTATTTGTGTGTTAGGTAGCCCAGCCTGCCTAGCCATGTTGACACCTAACTGCCCCATTTGATTGATGGCAGCTTCATCCTGACGCGGTGCAGGGGTTGGCGCAAACCCGAACGGATTAAATACCGCTGAGGGTACTCCGTTTGGTTGTTGCATGTCTAACAACGGGTTAGCAAACGGTTGTAATCCCTCTTTGGTCATTACTACATTCCTAAGTTTATCCCCATAACCTGTTTGGCTACTGGGCCAGTATTAACAGGGCCTGATTTGGTTTCTTGTATTGTACCATCAGGGTTGATTATAAACACAGAATTGCCCTGCTGGAAGTACGCCACCCCTTTCGATGTGTCTACAGTTAGCTTACCGTTACTATCCTGCGCTCGTCGTTCAGCCAGCTTATACTCACCTTCGACAATCGCTTTCTGAATACCTGCCAGCGCAGTAGCAGTATCCGAACTATACCGCTGCTCCAATGCCAGTTTGTTCTCCAATGCTGCACTAGAGGCTGCCGCTGTTCTGGCTTCTGGGTTGAATTCCAACAGCGCTTTTTGTGCCAACGCTTGCGGGGTCACACCATCGACTACCTTCCGACCGTTGACGAAATAGTTATACATACCATCAGAGCGTGGCTGGATACCGACAGGCACCCCGAGATACCTAGACAAAACACCGGACAATCTGCGTGGGTCGTTCGCTGTGGATAACTCTCTAACGCCCTGCATTCCCTGTAGGTACATTTGTTTTTGTTCTACTTGCTGCTGCAAAGATAGCAAAGAACCGTCCAGCTGATTAACGGTCGCAATAAGCTGCGCACCCATCTCTCTGCCTTTAGCAGTGTTGCTGCTGATATACAGCTGCGCCATTTGCGCCGCTTGATTACGCTGTCTAGTTAATAACTCTGCTTGCTGCTGGGCAAATTTGTTGACCTGTTCCATTTCAAACGGGATGGCATTAGGGTTAGCTAGGTAGTAATCAGCCATTTGCATATTGCGCGTTTGCGTGGCAGGGGTTTCCAGCGTGGCAGGCGGGGTAACAACTTGCTGCTGCTGTGGCCTAGTACCAGACAGAATGAGTCCTATCGGGCCTGCCATAGAGGCTTTACCTTGCTCGCTGACAGCGCCTTTGTATTTCTCTAACGCACGAACTTGGTCCCCATTGGCCTCTGCTAGGTATTGAGAAAACAATTTAGCTGCGTAAGGAATAGCCGTGTTCGGGTCTAGTTTCTGTTCACGAGTTAGGTTGTGGTGCCGGCTAATCTGCGCGATACCCAGCCCTGCCCCCTCACCTTTTGGCGATACAGCTGCCGGATTAAACGATGATTCTGTACCAATCAAACGCTTAAACATCACGGGGTCGAGACCGTACTGCTGCGCGCTCCTGGTGATTAAATCATCATAAGGTGTTCTGGCGTTGTCGTATTGTGCAGCCGCAGAAGTAACAGCAGGGTCCTCAGCCGGTTTTTTAGCTTGCGGAGCAGGCTGCTTTTTTGGTTCAACAACAGGAGCAGGGGGTAACTTGTTATTAGCCAGTACATATTCCAATTCATCAGCAGACATATCGCCTAACCGACTCATGATTTCCTTGGCAGTTTTACGCTGCTCATCGGTTTGGCTTCTAAACATACCAAGTAACCCGGCGTCTAATCGGTACTTGTCATTAACTTTAAACCTCAGTGCTTGTAGCTTATTGTACTCATCAAAAGTAGACCCAACGCCTTCTAGCCATCGACCAGCTGGAGTCTCCGCATTAGATTGAAAAACTGGTTTCGCCGGAGGTTTAGCTTTATTCGCCGCCGCAACGGCAGCCAAACTTCGCACTGGTTCTGCCGCTGCACTAACTTGTTGTGCGGGAGCAGCAGGTGCAGCTGCTGGCATTTGTGCAGGCATTTGCTCATAAGGCATCGCCGGTGGTAGTGGACCATCAACATTATTAAACTGAGGCGTTAAGATACTATTTAAAAAAACTGGTTTCATACCAGCTTCTTTTTTATCTAGGTCAGCTGTCCTGTTCATATTCTCAATAGCCAGCTGATTCTGACGTTCTATACGTGCAGCTTCCGCCAACTTACTGGCAGCTGTCATACCACGTCCAGCATCACTTAAGAACTGCCCAAAGTCCATACTAACCCCTTGAATTAGCTTGCGCGATACCAGTTATGTTACCAAACAATTCCTGCACACCAGACACTTTCTTTTGTCTGCGGTCTTCAGCATTGGCATACGCATTGCTTATCGTGTTATACCCACCGAAACTATCAGGCATACTGGTCGGCATCAACCATATACCCGACTGCATAGTCCGCAATCTACCCTGCACACCAGTGTTGTAACCACTGTCAAAAGCCGTTCCTACATCACGTGCTGTACCTAAGTCAAACCTGCGGCCCTCAGCAACACGTGCCGCATCACTCAACCCACGGAGCCCCGCACGTTTAGCACGCGCCCCTGCAATTTGCGCACGCCTAGCTCGCTGTAGTCCGAAATACTCAGGGTCGAAATACTTAGACTCACCAATTAAATTCTGTGCCTGCTCCAATCGCTGGTCAAACAAAGCGCGGTTAGTTTGTTGTAGTGTGCGTAACTCTTCAGTTTGCTGGTTCAGTAATTGTTGCTCTTGTGGGGTCAACCCATCCCCAGCAAATGCAGTACCCGCTAGTTGTCCAGCGGCTCGTAGTGTCATATCTGCTAACGCTTTGGGGTCAGTAAACTTCTCAGCAATCTGCCCGGGAATTTGTTTTACCGCATCGACAAACTTACCGAACCGAGAGCTAGTTGGCTCTGCCGGTGTTGTTGATGCAGTAGGTTCAGGACTCGCAGCACTAGCGACGTCAGTAACACCAGAGTAATCTGGGGTTGTAAAACTGGTAGTCGGCTGTGCCATAGTTGGCAATCTAAGCCCAGTAGATGGTTGAGCATAACCACCTAAACTATAGTCAATAGGCGCCCCGGTGTTGATAGCATTACTGACTCCAGAAGCGTCAAACGTTGGCGCCTGTAGCCCAACAGACGGGGTGGAATACGCGCCTAAACTGTAATCAATAGGCGCCCCGGAGCTAAGCGCGCTGCCTATACCAGATGCATTAAACGTAGGCGCTTGTAACCCAGCTCCTCCTAAGTTACTAAGCCCAGATGTTAGACTGTAGTCAACAGGCGCCATTGCACCAACGCTGGATAAAGAACCACCTGCCGCGCTTCCAACACCTGATGTTAAGCTATAGTCAACGGGCGGCATACTTCCTACGTTAGACCCCGGTAATGAATACAAAGACTCAGTAGTGGCAGCAGCACTGGTAGGTGCAGTAGCGCTGGTAGCAATTCCCGGATTAGCATACCCGTAAATACCGCCGCCTATTGCCCCTGCTAACGCCGACTTACCTATGTTCCCGCCAGTTACTGCCGCCGATGCTGCCTGTAATCCAGCTCCAGCAATTGCCCCGCTGACGACTGCTGAAGTTCCTAACGTAGCCGAGATAGCCGGTGCTACATAAGGAACTGCAACAGCTGCTGCAACTGCGACTACTGTCTTAACTGCTCTACCCATATTATCCTCTCATATCCATCCGCACCTGCACCGCAGACTTGGTAAAACCATATCGCTTCAATAATATATTAGCCAACTTAGGGGCCGCCACCGCGTCCACATAATCAACTTGATTGCCCCTAAACCATTCTAGTATCGAGCTCCAATACTGGTTTTTAAACAAAGTTAAATCTTTCCCAGCAAGGGCCATAATGTCGGCAACTTTTTTCTCGTTCATGTAACTAAACTGCACAGCAATTGTACACGCAGGCTCGCCGTTATCAAACCCTACAACAATAAGTACCCTGTCAGCGGCAGCTAGAACCAAAATGTCTTCAGGTGTTAGCTCGTCTTTGCTTAGCTCATTCCCATCACAACTCTGCGCGAACATCCCACGCAGCTTGGGCCACAACTCATTCAGCCTATCAATAGTTAATACTTCGATAGAGGTGCTCACTCTTTATACTTCTCAACAAGGTTATCGAAAAACTCCCTGCCTTTCATCTTAACGACATTAGCCGGAATAACATACTCACCTTCGTGTGCGTTAATCATAACAGACCCGTCAGGTTTACGCGAGTCCGGGACAGCCCCACCTTTAGCCATAGACGGTATCGCGCTAGGCGAACCCCCAGCCATCATGTCCTGCCCGCCAATGTCCTGCTGGATGGCTTTAGCTGCAAGCAACAAAGCAAACACCAACCCTTGGTCATATTGTGGTGGTAAGTCTTGCTCCGTAGCAATACCCTGCTGGATGGCAAACTTGCGGACATTAGGGTATATCTCTGGATTACGTGACGCCACAGTCGCTAGTTGGATTATGGTATTAAGTTCTTGTGGTGTTAGTTCACCAGACTGGACAACCTGCATTATCGCTTGTCGAATCTGCTCCAACTGTTCTGGGTGCCGAGAAGCAAACTGGTTTATCTCCATGTCCATCGCCTCAGCCGGAATGACACCACCTTGTGGGGACAACCCCATCCTTTCAGGCATACCACCGGGACCAATCATGCCCCCAGCTTGGTACGAATATACTGGCGGCTGCGCGGGCGCAGGTTGCCCGGTGTAGAATTGCCCAAACCCACTCGGCATACCGTAGTTATCCATTCTTAACCTCGCAATTGGTTTATCAATGTGTTGAGCGTAGCCCGTATATTAGACACGTCTGTGGCAAGTTGCTGTACATTAGTCACGAGTTTAACATAATCATCAAGACTAGGCACTGTAGCGCTACCCACAGTAAACCCGACGCCCTCAGCATTGACCCTAGTCATAACTTGATTCGGCGGGTTGGCTACCGTCACTTGCCCACTGACTACCGCTTTTACAGAGTTATCAGACCCACGCGCACCAGTTAGCAATTCGACATTTTCTTTGAGCGCAGTCAAAGTATTAAACTGCCAGTCGGTTAGCCCGCCTTGAGGGATACTCGGTATCGATGTAAACCTAGCACCTCTGGTAGCCATTATACCTCCTTGAGTCCTGCTGGCGTTTCTGCCAAATGTATAGACCTAACCCTGACATCACTACTTATGCTCATTTCGTAAGTATCCGACCTATATCCAGCGGGTAGCCTAAACATCTTATCATCAGATACTTCGCCCTCATACACCAACGTCTTGTCTGCCCATAGTTTAAACTTAACACCAGTGGATGCGTTCCATAAGAAGTTACAATTTTCCCACACAGTGGTTATGTTATCCCAGAACATAGTCATCGGTTCGAAATCAGCAACCACCCTTGCCGCACCTAGGTTTACTGGGGACTTGGTAACAATAACCTTGGACTTCCACTCTTGCTCTAACTTCGCTTGCGATAAGTTATCCCACTCGTAAACATCGCCGTTTGTTCCGGCAGCGTAGTACAACACTCCGTCAACTGAGTCATACCACGATGCTGAAAAGGTAGCAGTCACGTCTACAAAGTAGCCACCGACCTTAGCATCTTGCTCAAACACAAACCCCCCGGTCGTATGTGACGCAAAATAACTATCCCCGTAGTATGCAGCCACTACTGATGATGGGTCTATGTTTGTCTGCCAAGTATCGTTGTTGTATAGTAACTTCGTGATTATCGCCGGACCGCTAGATGGTGAGTATACAGCTAACCCGTCATGCGTAGAGTAAACAACCCCATACCCCATCGTGACAATACTCTTGCGATTCAGGCAAGGAAAATTAGCATCAATCCTAGCTGTTGACATACCGTTCGCAGGGTCAGACCCAGACACTAGATACGGGTATGAATCGGTTAACACGATAGCCGAGCCGCTAATCGCAGCAACACCGACGATGTTGTGCTCTAAGTTAACTGCATACGCAGCTGGCCAAGCGTGAGGTAAATCAGGCTCTGAGAAATACAATGTGTTGCCCACGAAACCGACAAGGATGTTGTTCTGAATAGCAGTCAACCCTTGTAAGTCTTCTGGTGGCGGGTCGTAGTTATCCGTCCCCAGTATGTCAAACAAATCTCGCGACTCGAAGTCATCCAAGAAACTATAGTCACCACCGTCACCCCAGTACCTAGCCGCCGTAGTAGGCGGGTTCTCAGATACGTCATGATACAACGTGCCCGATGAAACCAAAGTACGCGGGACATTAGCCCCCACTTGATTAAACTGAAACGTATAGTCATCGATAACATCGGTGACAATTGCATCCGTCACGTTAAAGCCAAGCGATAACCCAGTGGTTTTGAATCTGTCATCCTCATCAAGATTGTGCGGGTGAATAGTTTCTACTGTGGCAACATTGCCCGTGCGCTGTACAGCCGCGACGCCAATGGGGAACCATAGAGTCTGAAGTAAGAAATAATCAGACCCAGTTATCGCCGACACTGTACGGTAAACCCGAACCCCACGGATAAAGTAATTACCACCAGAAGGTGCAACTGTTGGGATATTGGTGAGTACAACATTCACGCCTTCTTTAATGAACAGTTCATTCGAAGGTTTCGAAGCAATAGACTCTTCCGCCCAAGGTGTGTAATACGTATACACATAAGACCTAGCTTGGGTTAAGCCACCCAGTTCCACTTTCCCTGAGGTATTAGCCGTTACTGCCACTGCATGCCCGGGGCTAAAATACGAAAGTTTAGTGTCACTGATTCTAGTGACCTCGACATTGACCGCGTTGAGGTTGCGAATATCCCAGCGAACCGAACCGCTCGTGGTCTGGAATACAGTCGTAATGATGTCGAATGTGTTTGTCGTCGCATTGGTGACCGTATACGTACCATCAGCAGCAGTGCCCGAGGTAAAGTCAAGAGTTACTGACGCCCCATTAGCCAACCCGTGGTTATTAATAGTGACAGTTATAGCGGTTGTGCCAGAGTTAGTCCAAGTGACTGTACCAGTTCTAGCCGCCGCAGTGGGGGCGGTAACTGCAAACTTATCCTTGTCAATAACTGATGCCGAGTATGCACCATTTATGTCCGCATCCGCACTAAACTCTAAGTTGACCACTGCGCCATTGGCCAGCCCGTGGTCAGTAACTTGTATCGTAATCGAGAGTGTATTTGCCGCTTCGTTGTATGTGCCAGTGCGGCTGGTACCAGTTTGCACATACGTACCAGTGACATAAGTAAACCCAGATACAGATATAGAGCGACCTGAGCGTATACCGTGCGGAGTAGATAACTCCAAAGTCACGATGTTACTGGCGTCCCTAGTGTAATTAACCGTAGTCTTAGTTGTGAACACCGAGGCCGTGGCAGTTATCTTTGACGAGTCTGGCGGTAGTGGCAAACCCAAATCGTAGTACCCACTAGGGTAAGGTGCTGCCCCTCTAGCGGCCAAATCATAGTTACTTACTTTGGGTTTGCCATCACCTGTGTAGTAAAACCGCTGCTCGTCCTTATCAGTTTTAGATGCAACGGCAATGTCAACATCGGTAGCCCACGACAGCCAGCGTTTCTCGTCAGTGTCAGGGTCTCGTAACGCAAACAATGTTTTGACAACCCCTGACCGCCCAACGTTACCGATAACTACAGGCTTAGGGTACGGTATCAAATCTCCACTGTACAACTTGCAATTCTTAGCAACTTGCGCGGCTGTGTTTGGCAGCAGTTCTGGGGATATCTTAGGCGCAGTACCCAAGAAGCCTACTAACTTCACCCCAACCATACTCACACCATTTCAAAATGTGGTGCATCAATAAAAGGACGCTTCCCTTCCCGGCGCCGTGTGTCCACGTAGTGAACCATAGCACTTTCCATATCGCCGTTCCAGTTCCGTATGTCGGGTACATTCCAAGCGCCACCCCAACGGATGGCCACACCATGCTCTCGTGCAGCAGATGCCATCGCATCAGCTATCTCATCATACAGCTTTAGTTCCCAAGATACCCTACTGCCTAGAAATGCTACCAAATCTACGGCGTGCCCGGTAATATGTTTGGAGTTAAGAGTTTTGCTCGCACCTTGTGCCACTAGCTGCCTTTGGCGGGCTAAAGTCCTGACTCCCTCGGTGACTGCGAAGTCAACATCAGTTAGTTGAATAGCAAGTTCGACAACCTGAACCAGCTTGTCATTTACACCGACTAGGTTATTCCTAGACCTTTTGGACAGGGTGAACTTTTTCATACTTTGCGTTTCTGTTTGTCGTAGATAGACCAAACAAAACCCGCAACAGTCAGTACGCCGCCGACGACAGCCTCAACCTGCTGCGCATCCGCCACACCATTAGCCGCCAACAGAGTGCCAACAACTTTCAACACATCGCGTAGCACACCTTGTGCAATCCAAACGTTAGTATTCATATACCCCCCTAATGGTCTTTAGAAGCTAACTTCTGTAAAATTGTATCTAACCTATCATCAGCACGCAAGAAACCTTCTTTAATTTCGCTTTTCATATCTCGAAAGTCAGTACGCAAATCAGCAATCGAAGACCTGAGTTCATGCCTAAGGTCGGAGACCGCAGCATTTAACTCAGGTTTAGTGGCATACTTGTCCGGGTAACTACGTTCAATCATATTTAAACTCCCGCGTAGGTCGCGCAAAGATTGCCATATGATTCTAATCAACCACCCGGCTAAAAAACTAAACCCAGCGAACGCGTAATTAATCACATCTTGCCCCAATAAATCCATCGACTCTCCTAGAGCCCTTCTCCGGGCGTGATATAAATAACAGCAGTACCGCTTGCAGTCTTGCCAGAAAAAAAAGAACCTGTCGGGTATCCTATCACTTCTACCGCACCCGGTAGAATAGGTATTGCCCCTACTGCATCCGCCGCAGCTTGAGCGGTAGCTGCGTCCACTCCAACACCCATGAACACTAGTTGTGTACCCGCATTAACGACGCGATATTGGTATGCTGGTTTTGTGATTGGGTTAGCAGATAACGCTGCAACAGCGGTCGGCACAGTGGTCGCCGCCGTAAAAGAAACTGTCAACCCTAATGGTGAGAAAGGTAGTTCTGCTTGTGCCATAGTAACCTCAAATGATGATTCGTTTGTTCTTACGTCGTGTGTACATGTACGCACTTGCCGCAGGGCTAAACAACCACCCCGTGTTGTTACCAGCATCTACGTTGCCGTTAGCAGTATACGCCTGCCAAGACGCCCCGCCAATAGCGTTTATATCCTGCACAGTGGTGTTGCTCAGGGAGTTAATCCCAGACACATCACTGAGCGTAGCTTGTACCCCACCGACCCCAGACCTCAGCGTCTTAGCTGCACCGCCGCTCGACGTGAATATCGTTAAGTTGTTAGTAGTGCCTTCTTTAAACCGTAGCGTACCACTAGTGAAAAGAAATGTTCTATCAGCAGCACCATGCGTTAGCGCGGTCGCAAATGACACATCGCTCCCAGACATTGTGATTGGGAAATCAAGTGTCACCCCATTAGTGGCTACTGTCTGAGAAGAAGTTCCCGCTAAGACCAACGGGAAAGAACTAGGTGTGGTGGTACTCCCAGTCCCAAAAGTTAAATTACCTGTACACCTTAACTCTGTGCTGCCCGTAGTCAATGATCCAGTAAACCCAGCCATGCTCAAATTGCGCACTGCCCCAGTAAAATTGATGGTATCTGACCCAGCTGTGAACGACATATTAAAAGCCGTAGCGTCGTCAAATGTACCGGGTGAATTGCCATGCCTAATGTTCCGCGTTCCCGTAGCACCAGCATATGTAAACTGCACAGTGCGGTTGCCCGTTACTGTCAAGTTCGTAGTGTCAGCTAAGTTCCAGTTCGTCGCTGCATTCCCGGTGACTACAATACTGCCCGTACTAGTCGCTATTGTACGCGCGCTAGTCCCGCTGCTAGAGAATTCTGCCGTGGTTAAATTAAACCCGTTAAGGTCAAGCGTGCCACTAGAATGAGTAAACCTACGAGTGCTGCCAAGCGTTAGGTTAGCACCAAGCTGCACAGTGCCCGTGCCTGAGTCAGTAATGGGGAAATCAAGAACACTGCCAGCGGTAATCGTTTGTGTGCCGGTACCAGACAATGTAGTGGCGGATGTGCTGCCGGAAACTGTAATACCTGAAGGTATTGCGAGGTTGCCAAACACAGTACGAGCGCCGCTAGTCAGCGTCCCTGTGAACCCAGTGAGATTAATATCGTTAAAACTATTGGACATCGACACAATATCACTACCCGCAGTCACGCTTATATTGAGCGCATTAACCGCAGTGACAGTACCCGTCTCAATAGTCCTAGTACCCACACTACTACTGTACGTGCACTCTATTAACTTATTGCCAGAAGCGCTAAAGTTAGTTGCAGTGCGGATGTCTACAATACGCACCCCGCTGCCAATCAGCACTATCTTACCAGTGGTGCCAAAGTTTATAGCGCGGACGTTACTATTGTTGCAAGCTAAGTTTGCTATGGTGAATGTGAACCCGTTAAGATTCAAAGTGCCGTTCGTCAAAGTCAAATTACGTCCGGCGTTATTGTTGGTGTAATTACCGAGCAGAGTCCACTCCCCGCCGACACCATCAAAAAACGGGTTGCCCGCCATAACCACACCAGCGACACTTATCGTATTTCCGGTAGTCGTAGAGACAAACCTCATGCCCGTACTGTTAGCACCCCAAGACACCCCTGTAGATGCGATAGATAGACTGCCATGAATAAACATATCCCCGGTCATATTTGGTACAGTCAATGTACCTGAAGCTGGGGCCGCTATAGATAACGACCTACATATTACCTGCCCCGCTGTTAAAGTAACAGTATAGCTTGTCGCATTAGAAGCTGAGTTAAAGTAGACATCATCAGCAGAAGTAGGGACAGAAAATCCACCAGCTCCTCCTGATGTGTCCGACCAATTAGCTGTATTCGCAGAACTCCAAGTCCCTGTACCGCCGACCCAAAATCTATCTGGCATTATGCAGTCTCCGCGCCGACCACGACAGCAGCCCATCTTATATTTTCGCTGTTCTCCCCGGTTCCTGTTATAGTTAGAACCTTTAGAGTATTATCCACACCTACCGTAGCATCCCAAGCAGTAGTGCCCGACACTCCTTTAGCAAAAGCTATAGTAGGTGTATCTACTATAGCGAGCGTTCCCCCCCTATTCTCTACTAAAACATGGATAACCCAGCCTTTAGACTTAGGATTAGTAGTGCTTCTAGCTGTTACATTAACTGTTAGCATAGATAGTGTATTGCTTTCCATAAAAAACTGATTCGTGGCATCCGCCGCTACTGACACATTAGCTGTAAGTAGTATAGGCGTACCATCAGTGGAGGTCCCTGCTAAAGCCATACCAGCCATTTGAGCCCTACCCGGCGAACCGGATTCGCAGCCTTGCACCCAACCGCAGTACCTACCCCGAGTATGTCCTCTACGACCACTTACGGCTGAAGAAAATGCCCCATCAGTTATATTGCCGTTACCACCTACGTTTACGCTCCCTACACCTGACGATACATTACCCGCCCCTGAAATACACAACGACTCTAAGCCAGAAGCTAAGTTATTCTGCCCAGATATACACATAGACCTATTGCCAGACGCAGTATTACTGTCACCAGCTATTAAGCATGAAGCATATCCAGACGCCACTTGTGTGGCTAATGTCCTTAATAGTTGAAAATCTACAGCATAACTACCTCGTTTGTTCCCCCCAGTCGGCGTATTATCAGGTACTGCTCCCAACAATGCGCCATTGCCTTTAGGTCTAACTATAATATCTATACTAGCCTGCGGTCCAAAAACATCATATACCGTTGCCCCTACAGAACCAGAATTCGGAGCCGTAGTTACAGTAGACACCCCGAAGGAAGTCATTCTAAAAATGCCATCCCCGTTTGCAAATCTATTCAAGATATTACTATCAGGTATGATTAACCGCTGTCCAGTATAAGTACCAGATATAGCGTTATTCATGACTTGGTATACACCAGTAGGTGTCCCAACAACCTCTATTGCTGTAGATGCTGTACCAACGAACCTATTATTAGCCGCTCGTAACGACGACATAACCCCAGAGGTAACAAAACCAGCATTGCTAATGTACAGCGCATCCCCGGTATTATTAGACACAAACTTATTGTTTAAAACGTCTACGTCTCCGGCTGCACGCACCTCGCATATTTGCGCCCCATTAGTGCCGACACATCCTACATATTCGGTATTTTCCAACTTTATATTTTCGCACATTATGCCGAATGTATCGCCCGCAGCATAAGTATCTCTAACTAAAACTGCCCTAGTCGAAGTAGCGCTACACCTAGACACGTCTATCTTACCCCCAGAAACTACTACGTTTTTAGCCCCAGAGTTAACAGTTAATGCCCTACCTTCTCCATAGATTACAATGTCCGGGTCTTCCACATACAACCCATCAGCTGTGCAAACCCAACTAATACCCCCATTAGTTTGACACCTAGCTTTTGGTCTAATAACTTTGAAATCAAAAGACGGCCCAAAATCAGGGTTGCCCCCAGCCCAGCCCCCGCCGCCGCCGGCAGTAGAATTAGTTACGTAGTCATCTACAGAAGTACACCTACGTTCATACAAACCATGGCAATAATATGCGTGCGATATATTTTCTGTAGTATGGTTATTAGCGGAAAACCCATCAACTGTAGCTACGAAATCAACAGTGTGTCTTAGTTTAAACGCTCTGTTATATTGCACAGTACCGCCAGAACACTTATCCAATCTGGTATGGTACGCATGCCCGCCAACGGTTGGTCTAAACCCGTTACCTACGTAGTTACTATCAATCATAGGGTCTACACAACCCACACAACTAAACCCGTGTAGCTGTAACGAATCTATATTATTATGTCTGGCCACTGGAGTATGGCAATGTAGAAACTGAATTATATGTGGCGCATTAGTGCCACGAGACGGTGCCGACACAGGAGGGTTAACTTCCACCAGCCTACCGATGTTTATAATCCCTGATGTACCTAATAAGTTAACTTTCTGTATGTACGCAGCGTTAGTAGATGCGTAAGTCTTCTCAATCGGCTTAGATAGCGTCACCACTCCAGAACTAACGGAACTGATCCTAGTAAGCTCAGCAGTACCAGTCCATCCTACACTACCATTCCATGCAGGAACAACCTCAGAATCGCCAACGTAAACCCAATCTCCGGCGCTAAAGTCAGACGCTTCAGATGCCGTAGATAACGTAACAGACAAATCATCTACATTCGCAGTATTTATACTCCTTACTGCTCCAACGCTACCAGAAAACCTAAGCCAAGGTAACCCACCACCAGAAGAATTAGAAGGCTGCGCCGTAAATCTAGCCCCCCTAGCGTCAATTAGTAAACGCTTAGTACTTACTAAGTTCCTAATGTAGTAATGCTTAGTGCCGTCTAAGATAATAACACTACCTTCATCAGCACCATTGATAACTGCTTGGAACGCCGCAGTATCATCAGTAACCCCGTCCCCAACTAAAGAGTCTACATATATAAACCCGCTGGGTCTAAACAAATCTATAACACTCTGCGCAGTAATGCGCAACTCTACTTTAGCCCCGACACTAAACCCAACAGGTATAGTCCCCTCAGCCCCACGGACTACCGTAAGTACATCGCCTGTTCTCGCAGTGACCCTCATTATCTCAGAGTACCCGGATACACTCTGCACTGTAGCGTAAAAATAATCCCCAGTAGCCAAGGTCGGGAACCTAGACCCTTGTCCGCTTTGCAAAGCAAACGTAGTGGTCTGGTCTGTTATGGCCTCGACGGTGTACCCAACCGCGTTATTCTTCAGCTTGATAGGCATACAACACTCATAAAATTAAGTAATTACCACTGGTCTGCGCAATTATATTTTCTACAGTAACCCGCAACTCTACACGGCTGTTTGGAGGAAACACCTTAGCTGTTGTCCCACTCTGCCCCCGCTGAATCTGAATAACATCTCCAGACTGCCCAGTCACTTTGACAATCTCAAATTCATTCTGTACGTCAACGATTGTTAAAAAATAGTAATCGCCACTAGACAGAACAGGAAATTTTACGCCGTCATTCGTCCTAACAACTAATGAGGTAGCCGTACTCGTAAGCCCGTTTGGTATGATAGACGACACATTATTCTTTAGCTGAACCACATCACGCTCCAAACGGTTGCATTCTGACCTGTAAACAACCACGGCTATTGCCTAAGTTAGCTCGCACCCTACGTTCTGCTATCTGGTATGTATACTGCCTAGCATGGTATGCCGCCAACTCTTTATCAGTCCAAGGTTTGTTTGGTAACACTAGCAAATGTTGTAGTGCTCCATGCATAATAACTTCTTCCAACTCGTCAAACAACACGTCCGACATTGCGGTAGCATTACGCTTAGGCTTCAAAGCGACAAACATACGCATTTTATACTCTTCGTCGCCGTCAGGCAATGGGAGTACAATATACTTATCGGGCGTCAGCTGCGTTATAGACCTAGGCGAACCGCCATCAGCCACAATAGATTCAGGTAGAACGTACTCATCCCCGCTATTGAACTGTACCTCATTGTATTCATGGGTGTTGAATGTGCTGCTAGGCGTCAAACTCCACAACACACTAGGGTCTTGCCCGCTATACAAATCAGCCCACTCAGGATACCTAGCAATCGCTTGTTCAAACGCCAACCGTTCTAGCGGGCGCTTATTTAGCACCGCCTCAAATATAGCATGGACATCCGTGTTGTCTGGCTTAGTAAAAGCATACTCATACACCCCCGGCAGCAGTGTGTACAACGGTATCTGGTACCGCCACGCTAACGTCCGCTCACAAGTACGTATCGCTGCATCCCGTATGTACTGAACAATAGTAGGGTGCGGACAACCAGTGACGCTAGGGTTAATCCTAGGCACTAATGAATCGAACAACCTATCTGCCATCACAGTACCTCTTTAGGGTTCATCCCACTAGCCTTAGTGTCAGTAACAGCACGAGCCTGCAAATTAACCCCTAGTGCTTGCGCGTATAACTCTTGGAACTGAATAAACTTCTGCCTATCTTGAGTAGCATTGTCGGTGCCATACACCAATGCGCAAACGCCCGTAACTAAAACAGGTAGGTACGTATCCGGCAATTGCGGGATGTCTTGATTCACTGTGTAGTTAGCCGGGGTCTTAACGTACTCGCCAACTAATACAATGCCTGTACTCGGGCGCGGATAGAGAAAATACACATTCGGGTTCTTAATATGCCTCATGTAGTTCACAGGTGCCCCGGGCTCATCAGTGCGCCACATAGGATGCGTCTGGTCTAGTGTTTCTCTGGACACTTCGCAAATGGAATTCCCATCTTTGACAGAGAATATATCCACAAGCCGCATAGAATCATCCGGCAATGTCTGGGTAACCGTGTTCGGCGTAGGTACTATATCCCCAACAAAAGCAAACAAATCGGGTCTGAGGACACACGTTTGTTTAAGCACACGGTTAACATAGGATAGCAAAGTAGTAGCGACGTAACTATCTGGAGTGCGTAAAAGTGCGTTATCCTGCACCTCTCTGCGCACTTCGGCAATCACGTCATTAGGCGTCATCCCTCACTCCTACTACTTGACGACATGATTCCACCATCCTCAGTGTCAGTTACTACACGTGATTGTAACCCAACACCAAGTCCCTGTGTAAAAGAGTCCATAAACATTTTAGCCCGGCCAGACAACACGTGCTCATCGTCTATAGACTCTGTGAGGAACATAACCCCATCGACCAGTGTACTAAAATAAGCATCCGGCAAAACCTGTATTACGTCGTTAATCGTATACAAGTTAGGCGTAATAACATACTCACCAATTACCACCGTACCTGTGCTAGGGCGAGGGTAAAGAAAATACGCCCTAGGGTTTCTAGGGTGTCTCATGTACTTAGTAGGCACCCCAGCTGGGTCAGTAGTCCACTGCGGGTACGCACGATTAAACGTGTCACGGTCCACCTCTTCGATAGCCGTGCCACCCTTAACCTGAAATATCTCAACTAAGCGTACAGCATTAGATGGTAGCGTCTGTACGTTGACATTTGGGGTAGTCGTGATGTCCACAATCGAGGTAAACAAATCCGGGCGCAACATAGCCATGCGCCGTATCGTCTGGTTGACAAAGCCCAGTAACGTATTGTCACTGTTCCGATACGGAGAACGAGTGTCATTGATTAACACTCTAACATCGGCAATGACATCGCCCGGAGTCATTATTCACCTTCTTTAATTTCAGAAAGCACATCATCCGGGATAGAGAAATCAACCGAATTGCGAGGGGCTTTCACTTCCTTGACCTTAGGCTTTGCCTTAGGGAATTTATCAGGAAACGCTTCTTCTTCCGTGATAACCTCACACTGCGGGTTTTCCGCTAGAACCTCACTAAACGGATAAACAGTGCCATCGCGTTTAACACGAATAAACTTGACTTCTTCCATGATTACTCCTTAACACTTCCACGCCCTAAGGCTTTTGTTAATCCGACTATCCGGGTCATTCGCTACTTTATCAGATGTTAGCTTCTTTTTCATCCCTTCCATGCGGGCACAAAAAGAGTCTTTCCTAGAGCCGCCCTCAGGCTGAGGTGGTTTTAGTCCGGGCTTCCCCGGGTTAGCTTTATTGTATGACGCTCTGCCTTTTGCATTCAACCCACCGTCAGGGTCTTTTCCTTCTTTCCTTTGCCAAGCTGGTGATTTTGCCATTACGCAATTCTCTCTATAACTAAGGTTGCTGAAGGTATAGCCGGTGCAATAGCTCCGGCTGCTGTTGCTGCCAAAGTCACACTTGTGTTCTCCGGTAACCAAAAAATACTTACTGCTTGCCCAGAAGCGACATTAACGTAAAACACGTTTTGGTAAAAGGTAGACCCACCATCAGATAACTTAGGCACTGTCAGTCTACGCGCCGACCGGTCTACGTTGGTACCCCCTACGGCAACCCACACAGTAGCATCATGGTCTTGAGAATCAGAATTAGCGAACTGTAGATTAGACGCTATTAAATAAACGCCGGACTCGGCTACACTTATATCACCGCCGGGTACTCCTGTTACGCCAGCGGCCACTTCAACATTGGTGAAAGTCACTTTATTCTGTGTCGTTGTGCTACCAGTCTGGTTAGAGGTACTAGACACCTGTGCGTGCACTCTGTTTTGAACTGATGAAAATGGAACAGTACTGCCGGGTAATAAATCGCAATTGGTAGCGACAACCCGACCGGACCCATTCGCAGTTAAAAAAAGGCTGCCGTTACTGTTCAACACCGCCAAAGCGTTACCGTTTATCTGCACGTTATCTACAGACACAGACTGAGTACCGACCTTTAAAGCTGTGGCAACCCCACTACCGCTGAAGACTGTTTTCTCAGTAGCCGTAACTCCACCGTCTACATGCAGTAGTTGGTTGAACGTAACGCTAGGTGTGGTACCTGTTAAATTTGTTGGCATTATCCCTAACCCAAATAAACCAAAAGAGGGCACTAGGCCCCCTTTTAATTAGTTAACAGAAACATCCATTAAACGTGCAAAGATACGAACCACTGCTGTACTAGGTACGGCTGAACCAATCAGCGCATCAATAGTATCACCAGCGCCGTACAGTTTACCGCCACTGAGCGTAGGTGCAAATGCACCCGAGGACAATACAGGTACGCCGCCAAAATACCCAGCAGAGCTAACTGCGGTTGCCGCAAGGTAGCCTGCTGTAGCAGTACCATCACCAATGGCAATAGTACCAGACGCTGCGGTATTAACTACTCGCATACCAACATTAGTAACTACCATGCCAGGCGGAACAGGAATAACCTCTAGCACATCGCTGGCTGCCAAGGCAGGCAAACCTCGCGCTGCACGCTCAGCAATAATTTTAGGAAAGTCTAGTTCTACAACCACTAAGGCAGAATTGTTAACCCCTCTGCCGGGCATAGCCGCAGTACCACGATTATAACCAACACCATCACTATACGTAGGCATCATAACTCCTTTAATCTAAAGTAATGGGGCGCTAGGCCCCACCTATTAACCTAATGTTACAACCGCAGTCGCTAAGGCTTCGCCTTTAACAACTTCGTAACCATAAATTTGCAGCCCACGGACGATGTTACCGAACATATGCGGCGAACGGATGGTCTCCATGTTAGTCATCTGGGTCGCAAAAGTAAAGCCCATTTTATGCCCAGCTAAGATATTAAACTTAGCACCAGTACCTGTACCGGACACAAACAAGTTATGACTTTTGTAAATAGTCAAACCGTCGATAACACCTAACCTACCGTTACGCAACACAGACTCGTTATCACCAGTGATAGAAGCATCACGCAAATCAGATTTTTTGATTAACGCAGCCATCTTGGCGGGGATAACAATATATCGACCAACTTCAGGAGCATTCGCTTCGTCGAGTACGGTATTGAAGTCAACCAACAAATCAAGAACTGACGTGGTAGAACTAGCACCATCCTTAGTAACTGCCACGGGAGTGCCAGTAGTACCTAAGTTAATCGAAGCGGTTTTAGCCCCAGCAGTAGCACCTTTGTTAGCTGATGGAATATCAACCAGAATATCAGTCAATACCCGCTGGTCAATCTTAATCTTCATCTGCTCCGCAGCATCTTTAGTCCACATATCCATCATACCGATGTCGGACTGAACCTTATCCACGTCTTCTTCTTCGCAGGCAAAGTACTCACCTTTGTCGATAACCAACTGGATTTTAGGTTTGTTAGGGGTTTCAGTAACTAAGTTCTGTCCCTTAACATATGTGCGAACACTAATGGTGGGAGTTCCACGGATGTTAACCGTATCACCATGTTTTTTAATCTCGCCTTCGTAGTCAGTATTCGAAATACCGGCTAGTACGGTTGTATCGTAAAAATTTTCAACGACTTTACCAGACCACAGCTCAGGGATAAAAACCCCACTGTAGTCTGGACGACCAGTAGCAACTGCGTAACCCATTTTAAACCTCTCTGAACATAATCACTAAACTATGCGACCTTCAGCTTGTGCTTGAAAAATGTCGCGCTCGATAGCCTCACGTTCACGCTGCTTGTCTTTGTACTTGCCAAGTGATACATCCTTGTAAAAGTTTGTAATATCCATCCTAGTGTACTTCTTCGTATTAGGCTGCGTAATAGGTGCAGCACTAGACTTAGTACGCCCGGGCGCCACTTGTTTTTCCAATTCTGTAGCCGCTGAACGAACGGCAGTGGGCTGAGCAAATCTCGTCTGTCCAGTATCCTTAAACCACGCTTCGAAGAAAGCAATAACACGAGTAGCATCTAAATTACGCAAAGCGTCTTCTAAATGTACCTTTCTAGTATAGTTAGACAACGGGTCTGTAACAGCTAACCAATCATGGAAAGCCTCATTAGCCGTTATCTCTTGCCAATTGGGTACTTGCGATTCGACTCTGGCTAGGAACTGCTGCTCTGCGTTCATCTGCTGATTCTGCACAACAGCCTGAACTTGAGGCACCACCTTAGCCTGCATCTGATGAATCATAGCTTCTAAATTCACTAGCCGCTGTACAACTGCTGACAACTCTTCACGTGACACTTTACGCATCACATCAATAGAATCAGCATAGTCATGCACTTCCTTGTCAGTAAGTAACTTACTAACAGGTGGTGCGCTCTCAGCAGCCTGCTGACTAGCAGCAGTAGCCAGTAAATTTTCCAGCTGTTGTACACGTTGAGCTAACTCGGTATTCTGCCTGCGCAGCGGAGTAATATCAGCGCTGTACATCCCTTTCAGCGTTTTATACTTATGCTCAAAGTCTTCTGAAACTTGGTTTGTTGTAACGTTTTGCTCTGACGTCACAACGGAAGGTGCAACTTCTTGATTAGTTTCGTTTGCAGCTTGCTGCACTTCAGTGTTCTCGGTAGTCTTGTCATCAGCTGGAGGAACCCCCTCAGCGTTAACATTGCCCTCAACGGACTTACCCCCGTACACTTGCTCATGCAATTGAGTAGCTGCCTCTAACTGTTTGCGAACTTGCTCTGGTACTGACATTTACACGCTCCTATCGGTATGCGTCGTGATTACACGGTATCATTATGACACCGCTCTATCAGGGGAATTTTTAATGAAGTCAATAATTTCCTTCACCATTTGGCAGCGCCCTTGAAACACTCCAAAATTTTGTTCACGCACATAAGGTAATCGGTTCATCTCATTGATGAGCTCCGCTTCCAGCCATTCCACAATCTGTGGGTACTGTCTGTATGCGTTAGCTACGACTCTGATGACCTCTTTGTCCTGCGTTATCACGCGGCACTCCTTACTACGTTAGCCTGCTGACCACCTTTTGGTGTACCGTCAGGGTGAGTTGGAACCGGCTGCTCAGCTTGTTGTGCAGCTGTAGCTGCTGCCTGAACCTTCTCTTGGTATCCTGCTTTTTCTCGTGACGGAACGACCTCATCCGCCGACATTTGTAGACCTTTTGCGATTTCTCGCAATATGGCAGCCCTACCGTTCTTGCCAATAATCTCCAAATCGACTGGATTCGCCGTAGCGTTCAAGAACTCAATACGTCTCATGTTGACGGTTTCTTTAACTGCTAAGTTAATGGAACCTTTCGCCAACACTTCTACATCACCTTTGATACTCTCATCAGCAACGTATCGCATATTATACACAAACTGCCTAGATACTATAGGCTTTACAATGTCCATGTCAATATGCATAACAACTTGTCGGATTCCTTTGCCTGCTGCGCCCATCAGCATGGATAACCCTGACGACGTTCTACCTGCACCCTGAACGTTCATATCCCCGTACATGTACGCAGGTATGCCAGAGTGGTCATCTGCCAAGCGGCTGAACTTCTCGTACACCGCCATGAGCTCTGATGCCCTAGAATCAGGTTGCGTGAATCTAATAGCAGGCGCACTAGACCCAACGGGGTCGTGGACAGTCTGCCAAATTTTCCACGGACGCAATGTGGTTATGTCCTCATTAGGAGCCAACCTCTCAACATTGACCTCAACCTGCGGCCCAGACGCAATACCCATGTTATTCACCAAGGCCCGCGCTGCTGCGTTACATACGTTCTGCAAGTCCTCAATAATTTCAGGTATGCCCTTACCCCAGAATGCACCGGGACACTTTATAAAACATGTTTTGGAATACGGCTTCTCACCTAACGGGTCATAGTTGAGCACCGCTTTAATCACGTAGTTCCCAATGACCCAAACGTTGGCGTCGTACTCTTTGGCTTGGTCTGGGACTTCTTCCTCAGTCAAACCCCACTCTACTAACATCTTACCGCTGACTTTACCCCAGAACTCTAATGCGTCGTACTCAGTCGTTGGTCGCATCTGCGTGTAGAACTTATTCTCCTCAACTTCTTTCTGCTGTTCTGTGCCTCTTGATACCCACGAACCCCCACATCCGCCTTTTAATATGGCGCGTATGGCATCCTCATCGTAACCGGGTACGCCGATTAAGTCAGCCAACTCCATACGAGTCATTCGATGAAGTTCAAAAATATACCCTTCCTCAGTGTCAGATATTCCCGGCTCAGGGTAAATCCTAAACGGGTCTACGCGCTCATACTCTGGTGCTAACCGCTCTATCGGCTCGGCCACAGTCTTACCTGACGGGTCAACTTTCCACCCAAGTGCCCGCTGCCTACGGACAATCGGCCCTTTGATAAACGCAGCCGGATGTGTAACCAAATCCGTTATGAACTCATTGAATGCCTTTTCCCAGCCGCCTTGCGCGAACTGGTCTTGGATTTTAAGTTTCATCCCATCAGCACGGTTCTGCGCTTCTTCCATTCTGGCAAACCTATACTGCTGCGCTACCATTTCACGTATCTGTCTGGTTTGCTCAAGCGTAGGCGCTTTGCCCAATGAATTCACAACGTCCAACACGCTCTCAGCGAACATGTCGTCAATCTCTTTTTCTTGCTTGGGACTAATCTCGGGTATCGGGCTGGGCTGCAAATCCCAAGGTGGGGAACCTGTATCGAGCAAAATATCACGCAGCCAAGACTCCGCCGCACGACACTTCACCTCGGTTATCATCATATACACCTCAGACCCACCTTGCCCCCTTATGGCCGTAAGTTTGTCTGATTCGTACTCGCCGTTGCGTTGCCGCATGGCTTTGAGCATCTTAGTCTCTATAGGCCCTTTAGCAATATACGCCGCATCCCAACACTGGCGTAAGTACGCAGCAAGACCAAGGATGACGGGCTGATTCTGCCGGTCACTTAATTCACGTGCGGCCTGAGTCTCTTGCTCCTTGCGGTACAAGCTATCCCTAGACATAACACTGATTAGCGACATCCCCGACATTTAACACCCTCATGTTATTCTAAGTATACACCGATTCGGACAAAAAGAAACCCCGGGAGTATTACTCGACCGAGGTTTAACCTCTGATGAAAGAGGGTGAGGAACAACAATGAACGGTTAAATCCTATCATGTCCAACCCGCCGATGACAATACCTTAATCTCTTTTCTTTGCGGCAACATCGCTGAATCACCCGTATGTGTTATGTGCAGCATAAGATATTGCAGAGCCTCAGCAACGTGCGACGCTTTGTTCTTCTCAATAGCGTTGTCCCCTTTGGGTTTGTACCTATATCCACCCATCATGGCTGCTTTAAGCTGGTAACACCTCGGGTCTACCACAAATGCCGGGTCCCCATCAACTTGTCTCATGAGGTACTCATCAACTGCATTAAGACGTGGCGGCAGCAAATTAGTCTTCGCTGGGATAACCTTCAGCCCTTCAGCTTTGATAATATCCACAACCGACCGTTCATCAGTCTGTGCCCGCTGCACCCCCGCAGGGTCTACCACAACTATGATGGGAGCGCCGGGGAACCTTTCATACAGCAGAGGCTTAAGCACCGTGCGTATGAACCGCTGCGCCCCCATGTCAAAACTGACTGCTTCATCCAGTATCAGCGCTCGTCCTCTCGGGCACTGCTGCCCAATGACAGCTGCGGGGGTGAGTCCCAAGTCCATACCAACCACCAGAGGGCGCACGCCATTGAGAAATGGACGTAAGCTACTTTTAGCCATGTGGTAGTCGGGTTTGAAATACTTGTAGACAGGAGTTCCTGCTGAGGAAAGCCCGTACTGCCCGTCGATGAAAACACGGATGTATTCCTCGCTTCGCCCTTGTGTGTCATAATATCCTTCTGGTAGATTCTCAAGGTTCTCTGCATACGGACTCCTACCCGACGGCTGTTTAAATACTTTCCACCCGTTGTTCAGCGGTGACACGCCATCTTTCGGGTCTATACCTTCCATCTGATAGTACCACCAAGTGTCCATCGTCGGTGGGTTAGTATCCCCCCACATGCCATGCCACGTAGGCCCACCATCTTTTTTAGACGGGAACCGCCCGATACGCTTAGACATTGCATCGACAATATCAGGGTGTATGTCTCGACACTCGTTAAACCAAGCAAAGGTCAACTCAAGCGAGTTCAAGTTCGCCACATCAGCAGAATCATCCAACGCACGGAACATCACCTCGCACTCAACATCTCCAAACTTCAGGTAGTATGTTTTGGAAGTCTTGGCGTAGGTACCGAACAAACCGTCGGGGAACCAATCGAGGAACGTTTTTATGGTAGTATCTTGAAGCTGTTTAACCGTTTCACGGACCACAGCACAGCGTGTCCTACGGATGCCGTTTTTGTCCGGCGCTTGCGCCGATGCTCGTTTTATTATTTCAAAACAACAAGTTACGCTCTTGCCGCTGTTGTGGTGTATTGTACCATCAGATGTGACATAGTTGTTTGTGTCTAGTACCTGCATGTCCCAGTACGACTGCTTGAACTTGTTTCTCTTTATGCTTACAATGTTCCTTTCGGTAATGGGCGAAGGGTCTAATGAACGAGAACACGAAGCAAATAATCGAGTTATCCGATGGTATTCGTACATCGAATCAGATTGCTGAGATTGTGGGGTTAAGCCCTCGTTACGTTCGGAGGGTGATGTACGAACGCGACTTACCGAGGAGGAAAGAAGGCGCCCAACCCGACTCAGATAACCACCAATACAAGTGCGGGCGGAGGATAGACCATCATGGATACGCCTTAGTGACCTGTCCATCAGACCATCCATACGCACGCAAAAGAACGAACCGGCAGACAAAGCTGATTTACGAACATCGCTTAGTTCTCGAACAACATTTAGGTCGATACCTTCATCCACAAGAAGTTGTAGACCACATCGACGGGCTAACTCTGCATAACTCCGTAGAGAACCTTCGGCTGTTCGCTTCGAACTCTCATCACATTTCTGCGACGAAAGCAGGCTGCGCACCAAATGTGTCAGCGGCAGGTCGCCTGAATACTGGGGTAAGGACTGACCTAGGTCGAGAGATTCAACGGGTGAATATGCACCTCGCCCGGTATAAACGCGGTGATGTCCGGTTGCGACAAATTCTCCTTCTCGCGTTGCGACTCGGTACAGATAGTCCGTACCTTTTGGGAACGAACCACCACACCAAGAAAGCTGGAATTGACATGTCTTGTCGTTCCACGATAGAACGCGCATTGGCCGATTTATACGATAGATGGGAAGTAGCCCATACTCCGTAACCACTAGAGTCTCTGGGCGTACACAACCCACTGGGCCCATAAGTACCCGCATTTTCGAATCGTCAAGCATGAACTTACGACTCGTAGCAGGCGGTGTATAATTTATTTCATGCGCCATCAACGGGTACCGGCTGTGCGTCTATCACCTTAATATCTTTGGATGTATCGCCTAGGTTGATTGTGATACTCACCCCTCCACCATCAGTGGCTACCACTTCTCCTTTCGGTTCAAGTCCAGCCCAACGAACCGTACTCTTGATTAAATCAGCTTTCACCGTGGCTGGAACAGACGGGTCATGGATGAGTAGGTAAGACGTTTGTAGATATTCTTCTGCTTGTGCTCGGGCTTTTACTTTGAAAGTCAGCCCTTTGTCTATGATGTCAGTACGGTAGTCTTTGACTTTTCTTTTAAATACTGGGTCAGCCCCGATAAGTAACATCGTCTCGGCATTGATTTCGTAGCGTGCCATAACCTCAGCCATAGTCTCACCACTACCTTCAAGGGTAAGAGCTACGTCTAACGCTAGTCTATCCGGCCACTTTGTCGGGCGTACTGATAATTTATCCATACCACCGATTCTAGGGAAAGAGTTTAGATGTGTCAAGTTGTGATGGTAACGGGTTGGAATCGAACCAACCACACTCCCAAGTTTCTTGGGGCTCTACCTTTCGAGCTACGTTACCAAACTTCTGGTTACTGTTTTTGCAAACCAAGTGCCCCTAGACAAGCAACTTTGAAAGGTGTTACCTATGTTTGCTAGTGGTGGCCGGAGCTGATCCCGGCTTACAGGGTTCCGTGATTCAGGTCATAGTCTACGGAATCGAACCGTCAACCACCCTGTCAGCCGACCACCACACCCGGCTGGCTCTCACTGGTCACGTTGGCGCATCAGCCTGCGCATTCACCACGTTTAAATGATAGTCGAATTAGGGTAGAAAGTCAAGGATTTTGTGTAAAGGGGTTGCGGTGTCAAGTGCTGAACTTTACACGTCCGAAATTTTGGGTCTTGCTTTATGAGGAATACTACAATAAGGGGGGCGGGTGTTTTTCTCTTGTCCATGTACCCCCCCTCTCTCACACTGTACTCACTTTGATGAGTACGAACGCGGCGCGCTGCACAGTTTGGCACATCAGCTGGCTGCCACCGCTAAGCCCAGCTAGGCGGCATACTTGATTGTTTAGCCGCTTTGGTACAGTCTGGGTTTGTCACTTGATGACGCGTTCTTTAACAAGTTGCTTATGTGTGTGCCACCGAATGTTGGCATGTTTGAAGGCTCCATTCCGGTGCCGGATGTGTCAACACCTAGGGAGTATACACCATGAGCAAGAAAGAACAAAAGCTAGATTGGTTCGCAATTGATACTAAACACATGAAGGCAGATTGTAAAGCACTACTGGATGAATTCCTAGCGCTTCAAAAGAAAGCCTCACTAGCTAGGCAGGAATTCGAAACCGCGTATACCATAGCGGCTAGAAATGCCGAAGCGTTAGATAAGGAATGCGAATTTCGGTTCGCATATAAATACGGGCCAAGCATAGCTAAAGTACCAAAAGAAAGCAAAGCAGAACAAAGTAGCAAAAAACAGATGTTCTCATTCTAAACTAAAGCGGGGCGGCAACGCCCTGCACTGGAGCTACCATGAATGATACCACTAAAATCGTAATTGGCTTGGTGTTGGGTATGCCTATGGTGTATCTAATACTTATTGCGGCGCTTGCCGCGTAACCACTGACCCGCTTCGGCGGGTTTCTTTTTATACCCCGATACTCTTATTTGAGGGGGGTTACAGGTTAGATATATAGTTACCATACGTCGGGGGTTTATAGCTTTTCAACCGCGCGACAGTGGGACGTATTAACGTATAACCGCGTAAAGTTTCGTACTTAACGCGTGTGTAAAG